CTTTTTGATCATGGACGGCTGCGACCCTGCCAGCCATGCGGCTAAATCCCCCTCCGTGACCCCCCGTGCCGGATCAACGCCAGGAGGTAAGGGTGCCACCGAAGCGCCGGCTCAAGGCAGTTTCGACTCAGCCCGCCCGCGAGCCCGTCCCGGACCTGCGGGATTCCGTCCGTACCGCGGTCGAGGCGATGGACTGGCTGAAGGACTCCGATGGCGGTCTGAAGGCGCTGGCGCTGCGGCAGGCCGAGGAAATCGAGAAGTCGGTAGACCGGGCCGAGGAACTGGCGCAACTCCGCCGCGATCTGGTCGAGGACGATTCGGCACTCAAGCGTCTGCGCGCCCTGGAGTCGCAGTGCGACATCACCAAGACGGTCGGCTGGCTGGGCCCGCAGCTGCAGGGCGTGTTGCGCGATCTGGGCGGCACACCGGCGGCGCGTAAGGCGATGAGACCGGACAAGCCGATCGGGGGGCGCCTTGCACAGCTACGGGCCGCCGCTGAGGGGGAAGACGACTCCTAGGGTCTGGACCCGGCCGCTGGTCACGGGACGCCCGGGGCCGTGCGGCTGTGGTTGCGCACTGACGCCGGAGACGTCGCTCGGGTTCTCGGCGGTCGAGTTCGCGCGGGACATCCTGCGGATTGACCTACTGCCGTGGCAGCGGTGGTTGTTGATTCACGGCCTGGAGTTGCTGCCGGACGGCCGATACCGGTTCCGCGTGATCGTGGTCCTGGTCGCCCGCCAGAACGGCAAGACCTTGACCCTGGTCGCGAAGAACCTGTGGAAGATGTACGTCCGCCAGGTGCGCCTGGTGATCGCCACCGCGCAGGATCTTGACACCGCGGAGGAGGCGTGGGACACCGCGGTCGAGATGGTGGAGTCCAACCCGGAGCTGGACTCCGAGAAGGCGCATGTTGACCGGACCAACGGCAAGAAGGCGCTGCGGCTCACGAACGGCTCCCGCTGGAAGGTTGTCACGACCTCGCGCCGGGGCGGCCGCGGTAAGGCCGGCGATGACGTCAACCTCGACGAGCTGCGCGAGCATCTGGACTGGCTGGCGTGGGGTGCGTTGACCAAGACGACGATGGCCAAGCCGAACGCCCAGGTGTGGACGTTCAGCAACGCCGGCGACGACCGGTCGGTCGTGTTGAATGACTTGCACGCCAAGGGTCGGAAGGCAGCCGAGGTCCCGGAAGCCGATCCGCAACTCGGCCTGTTCGAATGGTCGGCCGCGGATGACATCCGGTGTACGTGTGTGCGCAGGTCGCCGGATGCGCCTCACGCCGCTGATTGCCGGCTGCGGGACCCGCGGGCCCGGGCGCAGGCCAACCCGGCGCTCGGGTACACGATCACCGATGGTGCCGTGGAGTCGTCGCTGAGCACCGACCCGGAGGCTGTGCACCGTACCGAGGTGCTCTGCCAGCGGGTGCCGGATCTGACTGAGGGGATCATCACCGCGGCGCAGTGGGGGAAGCTGCACGACCCGGACTCGCAGCGCTCGGGCGACGTGGCGTTGGGCGCGGATGTCTCCCCGTTGCGGGATTACGCGGCGATCTCGGTGTACGGCCTGCGCGGCGACGAGCTGGGGCACGGGCAACTGGTGGACTACCGGCCGGGCACGGATTGGCTGGTGGGCCGGCTGGCCGAGTGGAAGGACGCGCTGGATCCGGTGGCGATCGGCATGGGCCGCGGCACCTACCAGAGCCTGAAGGAGGACCTGACCGAGGTCGGCATCGAGGTGCCAGAGCCGTGCCAAGCGTCCAAGTGCGCCGACCCGCTGCACCCGAACGAGCCGGCGCGCGGGGATCTGGCGGTGACCACGGCGACGTCGATGGCAGCGGCGTGCGGGCAGATGATCGACGCGGTGCGTCAGGAGACGCTGCGGGTAGTGCCCTCGGATGATCTGGACGATTCGGCGGTCGGTGCGCGGACCCGGATGTCGGGGGACACGATCGCGTGGGCGCCGAAGGACTCCCGGTCGGTGATCGCGCCGATTGTGTCGCTGACCGTGGCGCGTTGGGCTTATGAGACCCGGGCGCACCTGGTGCTGGACGCGAATTATGACGTTCTGTCTAGTTTCTATTGATCTTCCGGAGGGAGGCTCAGTGCGGGACAAGATCACCACGTCGCTTGACACGCTGGGCCTGCTCGTCCTGGCCACCGGCGGCGGTGTGGCCGTGGCCGGTTGGGCCGGGCTGGGCGCCGAGTTGGTCGCCACCGGTGTCGGGCTGGCATCGGCCGGGCTGCTGGTCGTGGGCGGTTCGGTGCTGATGGTGTGGGCGGGTGGCCGGCGGTGAGCCTGTTCACCCGCCATCGGCGCACCTCGAGCATCACCGGCCCGCCGTTGTTCGACGGGGACATTCCTCCGCGCCCGGGCAGCTCCGGGCGCCGGGGTGTGGTGGCGGTGACCTCCGACTCGGCGATGCGCCACTCCGCGGTGTGGGCGTGCTTGCGCATCCGCGCCGACTTGATCTCCACGTTCCCCTGCGACACGTTCCGCCGGATAAAGGGCCTACGGCCGACGGAGGTGCCTAAGCCGGCGGTGCTGGTCACCCCGGGTGGGGAGCGGTGGGACTACCAGGACTGGATGTACGCCAGCCAGGTGGACCTTGACCGTGCCGGCAACGTCCTCGGCTTGATCACCGAGCGGGACGGCAACGGGAAGCCGGCGCAGATCGACCTGCAGGGCTTGGGCGACTGGTCGGTGCGGGAGCTTCGCGACTCGGGCGAGCTGGAATACCGGGTGAAGGGTAAGAAGTACACCGCGGAGCAGGTGTGGCATGAGCGGCAGTACGTCGTGTCGGGGCTTCCGGTGGGCCTGTCGCCGATCGCCTACGCGGCCTGGTCGGTGTCGGAGTACCTCAGCGCGCAGCAGTTCGCGCTGGACTGGTTCGGCGGCGGCGGTGTGCCGAAGTCGTGGTTCCGCAACAAGGGGAAGACGCTCTCGCCGAGCGAGTCGTCGGCTATCAAGGCGCGCTACCAGGCGGACATCGCCAACGGCGACGTGCTGATCACCGGCCGGGACTGGGAGTACGACCCGCTGCAAAGCCAGCAGATGGGCATGGAGTGGCTCGAGGGCCGTAAGTACGGCCTGGCCGACATCTCCCGGTTCCTCGGCGTCCCCGCGGACATGATCGAGGCGGCGGTCTCGGCCGGCGGATCAGTCAGGTACGAGAACATCACCAGCCGGCACCTGGACTTCCTCATCCTGCACCTGGGTCCGGCGGTGGCTCGGCGGGAGAAGAACCTCACCAAGCTGTTGTCCGCGCCCCGGTTCGTGAAGCTGACCACCGATGCGTTGCTGCGGATGGACCCGGAGAAGCGGGCCAAGATGATGGACGAGGCGATCAAGCATCGCCGGATGACCGTCACCGAGGCGCGCGATCTGGACGACCGGGCGCCGCTGACCAGCGAGCAGGAAGCCGAGTTCGTGCGGCTGTTCGGCGTGCCACGGACCAACGTTGAGACGACGGCCCGGGACGAACGGGCGGACCTGGAGCCGCCATGGCAGCAGGTGTCCCCGTGGTCGTCGGTGCCGGCACCGCGGCCGCCGACATTCGAGGACGTCGGCTGATGGCCGGCCAGAGCGAGGAGGCGGCGGTGACCGAGAGCATCCACGTGCGCCGGTTGCAGGGCTACAAGCAGTCCACCGCGCAGCGGATCATCGAGCAGGCCACCCGCGAGGGGGTGGCGGTCGCCGACCTGTCGGCCATCCGCCTGCCCTGGTACCGCATCGACAACCGCGCCGACGAGCCGGAGCAGCCGGCCACGGTGTGGATCTACGACGAGGTCGGCGGGTCGTTCGGCGTCGAGGCCGCGCAGTTCGCCAAGGACCTACAGGAGATCACCGCCTCGGAGATCCGGGTGCGGGTCAACTCGCCAGGTGGATCGGTGTTCGACGGCGTCGCCATCTACAACAGCCTCAACCACCACCCGGCGAAGGTAACGGTGTATGTGGACTCGTTGGCTGCGTCGATCGCCTCCGTGATCGCCATGGCCGGCGATGAGATCGTGATGATGCCCGGCTCGCAGATGATGATCCACGACGCGTTGGGCGTGGAGCGCGGCCAGGCTGCGGACATGGCCAAAATGTCCACGTTCCTCGACCGGCAGTCAGACAACATCGCCGAGATCTACTGCCGGCGGGCCGGCGGGGACATCGCCGAGTGGCGCGAGCTGATGCTGGGCGAGACGTGGATGTTCGCCCGGGAGGCCGTCCAGTTCGGGCTGGCCGACCGCACACTCGACGATGCTGAGCGCGAGCCGGACCCACCGATGACCCGCACGTTCGACCTAGGCCAGTTCCGCTACGCCGGACGTCAGGCCGCACCCTCGCCTCAGCGCCGCCGGCAGACGTCCGCCCAGCCCAAGCTGCGCCGGGCCGACTCGGCGCCCATCTTGGCGCGGATGTCCAGCGACGCGGAGCGGCGCGACGCCGCCCGGGCGCGCGTAGCCGCCTTTGAAGGCAAGTCCGGCCGGAGCACTGCCCGCCGGGTTGCCCCGGCCGGTGTCAGCGGCGCACGGATGGCAGCGTTCCCCGCACGGCTGCGCGCCGAGCTGGTGGAGCACAACGGCCAGCGCCGCTACCACCTCCACGGCCATGCCAGCGTCACCGATACCCCCTACGAAATGTGGGACACGTTCGGCCCGTACATGGAGGTCATCGAGCGCGGCGCGTTCACGAACACCCTGGCATCGAGCCCCGACGTCGCGTTCCTGGTCAACCACCGCGGTGTGACCATGGCCCGCACGACCAATGACAGCCTCCGGCTGCGCATGGATGACACGGGCCTTGAGGTGGACGCGTGGCTGAACCCGAAGCGTCAGGACGTGTCCGACCTAGTGGTGGCGATCGAGGACGAGGACGTCACCGAGATGAGTTTCGCGTTCATGCTCGAGGACGGCGGCGGGACGTGGGATCAGAACTTCGAGGAGTTCCGGATCACCGAGCTGGATATCGACCGCGGTGACGTGAGCGCTGTCAACTACGGCGCGAACCCGTACACCGACGTCGCCGCCCGCTCGAGGGAGGTCCTAGCCGACCTGGACCGGCTGCCAGCCGGCGCTGCTCGCGCGGCGGTGACCCGCCTGCAGGCCCGTAGCGACCTGGCCCCGACCACCATAGAGGCCACCCAGCGCAGGGTTGACGCCGCGCCCGAGCGGGTCCCCGCAGGTCGCGGGCGCAGCCTGGTACACATCGAAGCACTACTCGACGAGACCTGAGCCGACCTTCACATCGGCACCAGCACCATCCCGGTAATCAGACCGGGTAACTCACGCGCGGAAGCGAGCCGACCCTCAGATCGGTGGCACCCGCCAGGCCATGCACGCCCGCAGTCTGACGGGCAGCATGCGGCGGTGCGCGGAGCAGCAACCAAACCGCTGATCCGTAAAGGAACCGATCATGACACTGGACGAACTGATCCTGTCCATCGAGGTGGAGCAGGAACAGGCAACCAAGAAGCGCGACCGCGCGCTGGCCGAGGTGAAGACCATCCTGGCCAAGGCCCGGGCGGAGGGCCGGGCGAATCTGACCGAGGAGGAGGACGCGGACACCGACGCGGCGTTCACCCGCCGCACATCCGCCGAGAAGGAACTGGTCGGCATCGAAGCCAAGCTCGGCAAGGCCCGCAAGGCGCAGGACGCCGAGCGGCAGATCGAGGCTGGCCTGCAGGAGCGGATCGCGGACCCGAAGACGACCGCGGGCGCCAAGCCGGCCTACGACCGGGTAGCCCGGGTGGGCAGCGAGGAACGGACTTACCACAAGGGCAACTGCCGCGGTGGCCGGGAGTTCTTGATGGACGTGACCCGCAACTTCCTGTACCAGGACCCGAGTGCGCAGATGCGGCTGGCTCGGCACATGTCGGAGGAGCGGGTCGAGCGCGGCCAGTACCTGGAGCGCGCGACCGGCACCGGCGCGTTCGCCGGCCTGACCGTGCCCCAGTACCTCACCGAAATGTTCGCCCCGGCGGTGGCCGCGCGGCGGCCGTTCGCGGACGCGATGACCTCGCTTCCGCTGCCGCCGGCTGGCATGACGGTCAACATCAGCCGTGTCACCACGCCCAGCTCTGCGGCCCTGCAGGCCAACGAGAACGATGCGGTGAGCGAGACCGACATGGACGACACGCTGTTGACCGAGAACGTGCAGACCGTATCTGGTCAGCAGACGGTCAGCCGGCAGGCGATCGACCGCGGAACCGGCATCGAGGAAGTGACGATGCGGGACCTGCAGCGCCGGTTCGCCACCACGCTCGACTCGACGATCATCAACCAGGCGACCACCGGGCTGCTGGCGGTGGCCACGGACATCACGTACACCGACGCGGCGCCGACCGGCGCCGACCTGTATCCGCGGATCCTGCAGGCTGCGGCGGCATCTGAGGCGGCACTGCTGGGTCAGGCGGACCCGGATGTGGTCGTGATGCACTCGCGGCGTTGGTACTGGCTGCAGAGCCAGATGGTGTCGACCTGGCCGCTGATCGGCCAGCCGGGCATCGACCCCCGCCACGGCGGCGAGAACCTGGCCGAGCAGTACGGGTCGGGCTTCCGCGGGGTGCTGCCGTCTGGGATGCGGGTCATCGTCGACAACAACATCCCGACCAACATCGGCTCCACCCAGGACACGGTGGTGGTGGTGCCGCGGGACGAGTCGTTCCTGTGGGAGGACCCGGACGCGCCGCAGTTCATCCGCGCCGAGCAGGCCAAGGCAGCCAACCTCGGCGTGCTGCTGGTCCTGTTTGGGTACTTTGCTTACACGATGCGCAGGTACGCGAACAGTCACCAGCAGATCACTGGCACTGGGCTGACCACGCCGACGTTCCAGGGCGTCGAAACCTGATAGACGCAACTCCGGGAGACCTCATATCCGGTCTCCCGGAGTTGCTCCCTCCATGACCAGATTCGCCTTACGTAAAGGGAGGCCGGCCCATGGTCGTCAGCAGTAGCGTGACGGTCTCGCCGAGTACGCCTGTGTTGCTGGCCGCAGCATCCGGGGCGCATACCCACGTGATTGTCAAGAATGCGGGGAGCACCGTGTTGCTTGTCGGTGGCTCGGCATCGCCTGCACAGTGGTTCGCAATCGTCGGCGGCGAGAAGATCGACTTTGTGTTGGAGCTCGGCGAGGAGCTATGGGGTAACGCCACAACCGCAAACGCCACAGCCCACGTCCTCGTCGGCAACCAGTAACCCTCCGGAAGGGACGGAACCAAATGCCAGATCAGAGAGCTGTCACCCTGGGCAAGGTCGTCAGGGCGGCCACCTCGACCTCCCCGGCGTATCCGACGCCGACAGCCTCGCCGGCTCTGTCGCCGACCAGCGGTGCCGCGGCCGGCGGTACTGCGGTGACCGTCAGCGGCACCAACCTGTCGGGCGTCGTCGCGGTGCTGTTCGACGACGTTGCGGGCACCGGGTTGACCGTCGCGAGTGACACGTCGGTCGTGGTGACAACCCCAGCCCATGGCGCCGGTGCGGTGACGGTAACGGTCGTCACCCCGGGCGGTGTCGTCAAGAAGACCACCGCGTTCACGTTCAGCTAGGAGTCGCGATGAGCAAGGAGAGTCCGCACGTGGTGCAGGCGCGTAACGAGCTGGCGAACGCGCAGGCGTACGGCCAGCTCGACCGGGCGCGTGCGGCGGAGAAGGTGTTGGCCGCGGCCGGCATCAGCCGCCGTGAGTCCGCCAAGGCCAAGGCTGAGGATGAGACCGAGGTGGAGCCGCGGCGGGTCGCGCCGCAGGGCCGACGTGCCCGGCCGCGTGAGACCACCGTGCGCGGCATCCAGCCGGAAAGCGTCGCGCACAAGTCCAGTTCCAAGGAGGTGTGAGCGATGGGCAAGGCGTATACCGCGGTCGCCCTGTGCGCCGTGACCTTCTTGGCGTTGGGCGGTGTCGCATATGCGAGCATCCCCGACCCGGATGGCCTGATCCATGGTTGCTACCGGAACACGTCGGGTGACATGCGTGTCATCGACTCAGAGGAAACCTGCCAGTCCAATGAGACTCCACTGAACTGGCAACAGGCTGCTCCGGCCGGGTTCCTGCTCTCCGTGAGTTACACGCCGTGGAGTACCAGCATTCCTGCTGGCAGCACATCGACAGTAATCGTCGAATGCCCATCCGGAGCGGTGCCACCCGAAGACCGATTCGCGCTCAACAGTGGTCTCGGCCCGGTCTCCGTCAACGTGCACATCGAGAGGTCGGAACCACGCCACCTACCGCTCCACTCAACGCCTGGATGGCGTGTAACTGCGCAAAATACCGGCCCCGATCCGGAGTTTCTGGGCGGCACACTCATCTGCGCGACTAGGTAGAAGAAACGAGGTAGTGAAACCATGGCCAAGGCCGCCCCCGACACGACGCTCGATGGACTGCTGGATCAGATCGCGCTGGCGGACGAGATGTACGTGTGCACCACCGAACCCGCGAACTACGCGGCCATCGCCGCCCTGATCCTGGTCGGCCCGATCACAATGGCCGGAGGCGACTTCACCAAAGCCGACGGGGACGTGTCCGGCCGGAAGATCACCGTGGCGGCGAAGAGCGGCCAGGAGGTGCTCGCCACTGGCACTGCCGGGCATGTGGTACTCGCCACCGGCGGGGCCACGGACCTGATCCGCTACGTCACCACCTGTGCGTCTCAGGAGCTGACCGACGGCAACACCGCCAACGTCGGCGCGTGGGACGTCGAGGTCGCCGACCCGACTCCGTAGGGACAGACGCGCTTCCTGCCGGGTGACTCCCGGCACAACCCTGCCCATCTTAGGAGGATGACATGGCTGCCGGTTTCGGCGCGTTGTTGACCAAGGACCAGATCAACCAGAACATCGGCCGGCTCGCGGTGTCGCTGCGCGACACGTTCGCAGACGTTGCCCAGTTCAGCGCCTGGCACGCTGGTGTGGGTGGCGCCGGGCTGGAAGCCACGTACGGCTTCACCACAGGCGACGCTGCCATCATCGGCTCGGCAATCACCGACTTCAAGCAGCTGGAGCAGATTTACCTGGGCCTTGCGGCGCTCGCGTCGGCGAAGGACTTCAGGGCGTTCTCCGATGACGTCGAGGGCCTCCGGTAGGGCTTGACCTGTGTCGACCGTCGTCCGCCGGCTGGGCAACGCCGACGACGTAGCGTTCTCCACCGGGCTCGGTGGTG